GGCGGCGTTGCTGGTACGACTATCTCTGGCATCTTCTACGGGTGTCAGTAAACGCCTGTCGGCGGCACGCCGACGTGGTCACCATACTTCCCCGGTTCTGTCGGCTCTGATGCGACGGCCTATGTCATTGATGCGCCGAATGCGCTCTTCCGCGTTGCGGCGCTTTTGACCCCGGTACCGGCGACAGCCATGGGCAACTGCATCGGTTATTCGACCGGCGCGGGCGGCACGTCGGTTGGTCAGGGCTTTTCGACCTTCACGGTTGACCAAAGCACGATCAACGTCACGGCGGCATTCCAGTTGATTTCGTTCTATCCCGGCGTCGGAAACGGCTCAGACACCACATCGAATTACAACTGGGTCATCGTCGGCTTCAACAACCAGCGCTATCGCACGTCCCTGACATCAGGTGTCGCATAAGGCATAATATGATGTCGTTCACACAAAATAAGAGAGATGTTGCTTTGTGTGGTGCCAAATCGTTTGGCAATATCGATTTGAGCCATCGTACCCCCAAGTCTCCTGATCTCGGCCACTTCTTCCGATGTCAGGAGTTTTTTGAAGCGTGTGATAAGACCAATATCAATGGCATGTTGCTTGTTGAGCCTGTCGTCCGTCCACTCAAGGTTGGTTGCGTGGCTATTGGTTTTAACGCCGTCGATGTGGTTGACGAACGTGAGATTGGTTGGATTGGGAACGAAGGCAATCGCGACGAGGCGATGGATATTGATCGTCTTGCCTCTTCCGCTGCGCCACAGACTGATCTGAGGGTATCCGACACGGTTAATGCGAGGTCTAAGGATTTTTCCGTCGCATCTTTGTGGACCATTCGGACCAATTCGTATTCGGTCAAGGCTTCTTACTCTTCCAAGACTGCTAACTTCGTAGAAGCCGGAGAATTCGTCGACGGCTCGCCATTCTTCAATCATTGGCCTGACTTTCGCGCTGAAATGCTGGCTAACAATAATACGGCAAGTCGTGCCGATCAACTCGCAGGAGGCATCCAGTGCCCGTAGCCCTCGCCAATATACGATCAGAGTTGTTGCCGGGACTGTTTGACGTCCGTGGCAGCTACGACATGATACCCAGACAATGGGACAAGGTCTTCAAAACCCACAAGTCCTCGATGGCGGTCGAGCGATCAACGCAGATGGCGTTCGTCGCACTTCCGTATCTCAAGGACGAAGGGGCCGCGACCCAGTTCGACAACGCTGCTGGCGAGCGCTTCACTTGGGCGTTCGTCCATATCGAAGTGGCACTCGGGTACGCAATCACCCGGAAAGCCATCGATGACCTGCTCTACAAAGCGCAGTTCAATCCGACCAACCTGAAACTTCAGGAAGCCTTCGCGCAGTTCAAGGAAATTCAGGCCGCGAACATCTTCAATCTGGGCACGACCTACAATTCGGCTCAGGTCGGCGATGGCGTGGCCTTCTTTTCCACCTCGCATCCGTACGACGGAGGCACTTGGTCGAATACGTCATCGACGCCGAAATCGCTCAACGAATCGACATTGCTAGCGGACATGACCAACGTCCGCGTGCAGTTCGTCAACGAGCGTGGCCTGCGCATTCTCGCCCGCGCCAGACGTCTGGTGGTACCGCCGAATCTGGAAGGCATCGCGATCCGCCTCACCAAGACAGAACTTCGTCCCGGTACGGCGGACAACGATGTGAACGCGATCCTTACCTTGTCGGGCGGTTTACCGGAAGGTCACATCGTTCTCGACTTCCTTACCTCGAACTTCGCATGGTTCCTGACCACGAATATCGAAGGCCTCATCCACATGCTCAGAATTCCGTACGAGAGCGACATGTGGGTTGATAACGTCACGGACAACCTACTTGTCAAGGCGTACGAACGTTACAGTTTCGGAATCAACGATCCGCGGGCCGCATGGGGAGAATTCCCCACAGCTTAGGTAACGTGACACACTTTTGTTGACAATGTTCCAGTTACGGTTAGTTTAGATTTTGTTGTAACTGTTCTGGAACGGAGATTGTGATGACGCCGAAAGAAAAACGATCAAACCTTACTGCAGAGTGGCTTCGGGCAAATTTGATTTACGAGCCTGAAATCGGAGTGTTTCTGTGGAAGGTGCGCGGGCCGGGGAGGATGATGGGCAAACCACTTGGGTCCAAAAATTGGGATGGCTACCTGACGATGAAGGTGGCTGGTACGCTTTACTATGCCCATAGGATTGCGTGGTTTCACGTCTATGGTGAATGGCCCGCTGTGGCCATCGATCATATCGATGGAAACAGGTCAAACAACGCCATTTCTAATCTAAGGCTGGCTACGCATTCTCAGAATTCAGTACGCAGGAAATCTCGCCGTCATATAGCCCCAGCCCGTGGCGTGATGCCGCAAGGGCCGGGATTTGTGGCCAGAATCCATATGGATGGAAAGCGGCACTATCTTGGATATTTCAAGACGGTAGAGGCGGCGAGCGCGGCATATGAAGCAAAAGCCAAGGAAATCCATGGCGAATTTGCTCATGTCGAAAAAATTAGTGATTGGGATGCCGAAGTCGCCGCTGCGGTCAAGGCTAGCCCCCACCGTGATTGGCTTGTGGTAGCCACACCAAGATTCGGAGCAAACCATGGCTGACTCAAATTTTCGTGGCCCCGTCAACTCGATGGGCGCTCTTGAGGTCGACGCCGCAACGGCTGCGGTGCAGCCTCTCGACGGGCCGAGCCTGATCTATAATGGGATCGGTCAGCCCGATCTCCGCTCCGCTCCATTCGCAAAAGATGGTTTCCGTCCGGGGCAGCAACCTGCATTCCTGCAGGGGGCGAATCTCACAATCCTTGACGCCATCCCGCAGGCCCGCAGTTCGACGACGCTGGCGGCTTCTCAGGTTGTCACCTCTGCCGTCACGGTGGCTCTCGTTACGGCGCAGCCAACTGGCGTTGCAAGTGCGGCAGGTATTGCAATCGGTGTCCCGATTATTCCAATCGGCACTACCGTTGTTACATATGCCAACATTGCAATCGACTTCGGCTTTACGACCGGCACCACCGTTGCTGGGTCTACTACTGTCACGGTGGTTGACAATACGCTGTTCAATGTCGGTCAGTGGATCGTCATCGGCGGAGTCGGCAACACAAGCGCATCTCGCAGTCTCATCGCACAGGTTGCATCGATTGTGACCGGAGGACAGACGGCCATCACCATTGCACCGGCTGCTGTCACCGCGATTTCACACGCTCCAATCGGTCATGCGAACCTGTGGGGCAGCGGCTTCCTTCCGAATGCGACGCAATTCGGTCCTTCGGCGCCGGCGGCGACTGCACATGCTTTCGGTGGAGCAATGACAGCAGGTCTTGCTCGCGTCTACAATCCGCGAGAGATGTCGTCTCGAAACGTCACGTTTTTCTCCAACGGAACGACTGCCTACAGCGCCGTAGTCAGCGGGTGGGACGTCTGGGGCAATCCGATGACGGAAGTCATCGCCGCGAGCGCCACCACCTTTCAAGGAAGGAAGGCCTTCAAGTACATCAGCGCTATTACGTCCGGGACTACTCCTGGATTGACTGGTGCGTTTGGCATCGGCGACGTTATCGGACTTCCCCTCCGTGTCGATTACTGGGAAGAAATCCGTGCATCATGGAATGGCGTTGCCATGGCCAACTTCAGCGGCCTCGTCGGAGGTCTTGCCGGTACGTCGGTCGCCAACGCAACGACAGACGTTCGCGGCACGCTGCAACTGTCTACGGCGGTTGTCACCAACGGTCTGGCTACGGCCATGTCCATCGTCGCATCGAACGGCACGGGCCGCATCTATGTGGAGTGGAACCGGACCCCGCAGATTGCCATTCAGGGTACGCCCGTCAACCAGTTGCCGATCTTCGGCCAGTCGCAATACACTGCAACGTCCTGATAAGGAGAACTGCAAATGAAATCTACAGGCAAGAGCGCCAAGGCCGTTGCACCGGTACAGCGGGCGAGTGGCGGGAAAACACCACAACTCGTGGCTGGCAACAAGAATGTCATCGAAGCTGCCGAGAAGAAAAAGGGTGGCCGCGCCAAGAAAAAGGAAGGCGGCAAGGTTGTCGGCCTTATGACTGGCGGCTCCGTTCGTCCGCGCCTCGACCGCCCCGGACGCAGGCAGGGTGGCGCTGTCGGAGCAAACACGTCCCCACTGTCTACGGCTCACAATACAACCAGTGCGCCAAAGCAGGCCGACTGAGACTTTATGATGGTGGATTGAGGCAAGCGGATGGATTGCTCTCCGCGCAGATAGCACAGGAGTGAAGCATCCGTGGCAAATCCGATCTACCAGCAGATTACCGGAACGACGACTGGGACGCCGGTCATTCTTGATAATTTTCAGTCACCGTTCAACGT